TCATTTGTCTTCTCCTCCGAGCACATCTCGAGCCGTTTTCATAAACCCTGGCGACAGCTTCCCATCTTTTTCATAGATCTCCTCAAGCACAGTTAGGAGAGCGTGGTCGTTTCGCCTGAGGCTTTCGGCCATCTCAAGAGCCGTCTTCTCCATCACTTTCTGAGTAGTCCTCTCGATGCGGCTGGTGAGCCGATCAAGGAACGAGCCCTCGTCGAGGGGCACCGTTTCTTTATCGGAAGCCTTGAACTCAGCCGCAAGGAGATCGGAAAGGGAGCGGGCATCTGGTCGAAATGAGCGCTCCAGGCGGTCGACAACTTCGGCGTTCATCGATCGACCGTTTTCCGCTGCGGCATGCTTGATCTTGTCCCTCATCCCGTCAGGGAACCTCAGGACAAACTGATCCTGCTTCGAACTCGGAAAGTCGCCGCGCGCCATTCAAATTATCTCCCGCTCAATGATAGTGACTAACTATCTTTTTCGCTTGCGGCAATGATCGTAACTCACTATGGTTAACTGGTAGTGATTAACTATCAACCAGCGCGAGGCAGCATGCAAGCGAAGTCAGAAGAGCTCGACCTCATTTGGGGCATCGAGGAAATTGGGAAGCTGATCGGCCGCAATTATCAGCAGACCTATCACATGGTCAGGGGCGGCAAGCTCCCGATGGTCAAGCAGGTCGGTGAGCGGTGGGTCGCAAGTCGCGGCAAGCTCATCGCGTTCTTCATGGAGGACGCAGCTTGACCCGATTTCAGAAACAAAACGGCCCGGCATCGGCGGCAACCGATCCGGACCATGGCTCAACAATTCTCCCCAAAGGAAAAGCGATGAACGCTGCAGCACATACCACGTCCGCGCCCATCCCCGCAATGAGCAACGTCCTTGGCGATGTGGACCTGATGGCCATCGGCCAGGCGATTGGCATGGCACGTGCCGAACAGGAATTGGCCCAAGATATCGCGTCGCGGGCAAAGACCGGCAACAAGCCTGGACTGCAGAGTGAGGCAGAGCGCCGACGGGACGGCCTTGACGACGCATATCAGGTGCTGCGTGACATGCTCACGCTCACCAAGGCGTCGAGCCTGGAAGGCGCGGCCTTGCAAATCGCGGAAGCTTTCGCCCGCCTGGACCTCGTGCTCGATCGCATTCCGAACGAGATACTGAGCGCCGATTGGCACATCCGCGTTGATGTCCGCGCAATCAATCGCCTGCTGTTCTCGGCGCTTGAATTCATCGACGGCGCTGCCGCCCGCAAGATCGACGAGGTTGCCGATCCCTACTTTGCGAACTGGCACATGAACCCTTGGACCGCGCCTCGCGTCGAAGGATCGGCCGCATGAGCGCGACAATTACTCTTTCTAACACTCTCGCTGATCTTGCCGAACGCGTGAAGGAAGCGAACCGGGCGTCCGTCATCGCCATCCGACAGAGCGCAGATAAGGCGATCGAGGCCGGCATGCTGCTGATCGAGGCCAAGGCGGCCGTGCAGCATGGCGAGTGGCTCCCGTTCCTACAGCGCGCCGATCTGCCAGAGCGTCATGCCCAGCGCCTGATGCAACTCGCGCGGTCAGGCCTCCAATCCGACAGTGTGACGGATTTGGGCGGCATGGTCGCGGCGCTCACCTTCCTGTCGCAATGGCGCCTGCCGGCTTTTGAAGAGTCGCTGATGATCAACAGCGCGGCGCGCCAGCGAGAGTTGGAGATCGCGGGGGAGTGGGAGCCGTCGGCAACGGCGTTGATCTGGGAAAGTGCCGAACACCCCGGCCACTACCACATTGCGGCAATCGATGACGGCGAAAGCATCGTGATGACCAAGGGAGCCATGAAGCCGATGATCGAAAGGGGATTGGCCCAGCCGGTCAACACGATCGTCTACTGGCTCACCCAGCATTTCGTGGTGCCGATCGACGATTGGTATCTCGACTTCATGGAGCGCGCCAATGCGGAGCTTATCCTAGGCGATGCATGGACGAAGCGACTGGACCCGCCGGACACCGTGTCCGATTTGGGAAACGAGCCGTATGCGGTGCGGCAGAAGCGGAGGTCAAGGTGACGACACCGCTCGCATGTGCCGGCACCGGGACGGCCGGCATGATGGACCTTCCCACCACCCATCGGGAGCCTGTGATCGATGATGCCGCGCGCTGGCTGGTCGCCCTCGCAGATACGACCGGTATGACCATCGTCCCGGAACTCAAAACCCGGTTCGGATTGACTGCACGCGAGGCCGTCGAGGCCATCCGGGCCGCGAATGTTATCCGGAGGGCAGCCACATGAGCAAACCGCCTCGCCGCACTCCAACCGGCGAACATTGGACCAAGCTCCTCCGTAACACGATGGAGGAGCCAGCTTGGCGCGCGCTGTCGTCTACAGCGCAGGCGCTCTATCCGTGGCTCAAGCTCGAATGGCGTGGCCCGGATGCCAACAACAACGGCAAGATTCGCCTCAGCGTGCGGCAGGCAGCCAAGCGCCTCGGCGTGATACCGGAAACAGCCGCGCGCGCATTCCATGACCTACAGCGCAAGGGCTTCATCTTCCAGACGGAAGCCGGATGCCTAGGCGTTGAGGGCGCCGCTAAGTCGCCGGCCTTCGAGATCACGGAGCTGAAAATGCCCGGCGCTCAGAAGGATGGACGCAAGCTATATCGCGAGTGGCGACCCGGTCACGACTACCCAGTCCAGTCGCCTTCCTCGAACAATCCGCAAGGAGCGAACGGGCGCAAAGCAAAACCCTGTCATGAAAATGATGACGCCCCTGTGCGGAAAACCATGACGAAATCGGAGAAGCTGTCATGAAAATCATGACGTCCTGTGCGGAAAACCATGACGTTTTGAGCGTTTACAGAGCCTCTACTGTCATGAAAAGCATGACATCCTTATTCTACCATACCTATCCGACCTTGGGAGGCGAGCATGTCGCATGCTGATCTGCCGCTGTTTCGCTGGACGCCCCCGGTCAAGGTGATCATGTTTCCGATGGTGAAGCGGGTCGGTCGCATCCGTGACGTCGCGGAGAAGATGCTGGAAAAGCCGACCGACCGAGCGACGGCCTTCTACCGCAATCAGGTCACCGATGCGATGATCCGGCAGATGGACAAGGCTGGCATTTCGGAGGCGGAGCAGGACGAAGAGCTCGGCGCGTTCTGGCAAGCTGTCGACGGTGAGATGATTCGTTTGACCTATAGCGGTCGTGGGACAGGAGGTGCAGCGTGACAATACCAACAGCGCCTGCGCGCCGGGTCGGTCGCGTCAAACCGACCAGCACCACGACGGCCACAGTCGTCTCAGAACTGATCGTGGATACCAAGCCGGCGATCGATGGTAAATCGGACGCGGGAGGAGCTGCATGACGCATAGTGCTGAGATTGCCCGGTGGATCATGCAGGGAGACGCGGGCAGCGATCCGAAGGAATTGGTGTTCGGCATCTTGCGGTGTTTCCCCGCCGCGTCCGGTGATGAGATCAGGCGCGGCATGGAAATCGCGCTGGAGCTGCATGAGATTGAGATGATGATATTGATGGAATCGTCGAGGCCCGAAGCATGACCAAGCACGCGATGTCGGCCGAACTGTTCGACGCCGTGGTGCAGCCATCCCGCCGGCGCGACCGCATCGTCTGGACCTTGCCGGCGATCGGCTCAGTCATTGGCGTTGGGCCCGACTTCGTGCGCGACACACTGGCGAAGCAGCCCGGCTCGCCGGTCAAGGAGATCGGCGGCCGCTACTATGCGTTCGAGGAAGACCTGATCGCATTCCTCAGGCGCTAAGGCTTTTCCCCTTTTGGAGGAAACGGCTGCTGCTCAACTCCACTCGTTTCCGAACCGGTTCCGTACTGGTTCCCCACCCATACGGCACTTCAACTTTTGTCCGATGTGTTTTTCAACGTCCCCCATTGGGGGAAGTTGGAAGGGTGATGGCGGTCGCTCCACTCTGTGCCGCCTCTGTGCCGGGTTCGGCATATTTCTCGCAATTACAGATAGTTAGGTGTGTCGCTAGTGTGCCGGATTTAATTGAAATCATGTTCGCTTTTTCCAACAGACCCGCTAAAATCGTGTCTGTTCTTGAGCGTCCGAAGTTCGGCACATTCTGCCTTATAGACCCGACCTCTGTCCGGAGGTGATTTGTAACGTCCTCAATTTGAGGATGTTGGATGACGCCGCTGGCGGCCCAGCTCAAGCCTCGCTCGTCCACATCAACGCCAATTCCGGGATGGTCCAAAATTGGACCATCTTCCGCTAGCATGTCGGCGAAGGTCTGCTGCCCGGGCTTGCCGTAGAGCCCGACGAGCATGGCCCGGATGTCACGGAGCACATGCTTGTGTTCCTTGTCCGTGGCCTCGGCGATTTCCCGACTGGTGATAGTGGATTTTCCGTAATTAGAATTTCCGCCATCTCGACAGTCGAACCCAGCGAAAAATCCGGGCGCGGTAGTCGATCGATGGGCCGACCGTGAACGCCCACATCAAACCATGAATTCCCCGATCAAACCGGTAGCGCGTGGTGCCGCGCTACCGGCATACAATCGGGATGCGCTTTTGGCCCTTCCGAACTGAGAAGAAAGCCCTCACTGACGCCCAGATCCTTGAGATGCTGGGCGGCGGCTATCCGACCTCGACCGGCCTCCAGGTGTCGGTCGACATGGCTCTGCGCGTGCCGGCTGTTGCCGCCGCCGTGCGGACCATCGCCGAAGCCGCTGCCAGCCTGCGCGTTGGCGTCGTGGCGATCGACGAGAATGGCGTCGAGACTGCCGATCCAACGCATCCCGCCCATGACCTACTGAACGGCGAGGCCAACGGCTGGACCAGCGGTTTCGAGATGATCCGGTCCCTCATGGTCGACGCGCTCTGCCGCGATGCTGGCGGCCTGGCATGGGTGAACTGGCTCGAAGCCAAGCCGACTGAGATCATTCGCTACAATCCTGGCGTTATCAGCGTCGATTATTCCGCCGAAGGCACTGGCGAGCCCAACTACCGGATCAACGGCCGCCCGCGTCCGGCCAGCGACATCATCCACCTGCGCGGCACCTTCGACAAGTCGCCGGTCACGCTCTGTCGCGAGGCCATCGCCGTCGCCCTCGTCATGGAGAAGCACGCGGCCCGGCTGTTCGGAAAAGGTGCTCGTCCCGGCGGCATCATCGAAACCGCCAAGAGCGTCGGTGACAGCGGCGTCATGAAGATGCTGGCCGGCTGGCGCGCTGCCATGGAAGGTGCCGAGAACGCCGGCAAGACGGGTGTGCTTTGGGACGGTGCAACGTGGAAGCAGATGATGCTGTCCAGCGTCGATGCGCAGTTCCTGCAGCTCCGGCTTTTCCAGCTTCAGGAGATTGGTCGCGCGTTCAACATCCCGGCGGTCATGCTCGGCGACCTGTCCCGCGCCACCTGGTCAAACTCTGCCGAGATGCAGCGCATGTTCCTGCTGCTGTGTCTGGAGCCATGGTTGAAGGCGCTGGAAAGCGCGTTGCGCCGCGCCCTGATTGCCAAGGAAGACCGCAAGCGGTTCGCCATCCGGTTCGAGCGGGATGATTTCAGCAAGGTCGACCTGTCCGTTCTCGCCGTCGCGATCAACGGTCTCGTCTCTTCGCGCACCATCAATCCGAACGAGGGCCGCGACTGGCTTGGCCTCGCACCGCGCAAGGGCGGCGAGGAATTCGCCAACCCCAATACGGGCGCGTCGCAGCCCGGCATCGGCCACAACGGCGGACCGAAGCTCGACGACGCGCCGAAACCCGCCAACGACCCCGACAGTGACGATCCGGAGAAGGATGACGACGCATGATCGACTTCGCGGACATCCTCGCCAACTTTGAGGACCAAGAGCGCGGCTCCTGGCTCGACCTGCTCGACCCGGTGACGGGCGCGGCAATCGGCATCCGCTTCCTCATCGTCGGGCCGGACAGCGCCACGGCGCGCCGCGCGCGCATCACGCTGATGGACGATCTGGCCGAACTCGCCGACCCGGAAGGCCGTGTTTCCGGAGAGAACCGGGAGAAGGCGCGCATCGCCAGCTTGGCCCGCTGCGTGAAGGGCTGGGAGATCGAGGAAGACGGCAAGCCTGTTCCATTCAGCCATAAGGCATGCGTCCGCGTTCTCAGCGCCGGCTCGTGGATTCAGGAGGCCGTCGACGCCTTCGCTGCGAACCGCACCAAGTTCCGGGGGGCGGCGTAAATGGACAGGCTCTTCCTCGAGACGAAGATCGACGCCGACGACGAGGGGCTGATCAGCGCCCGCGCGTGGCAGTTCGGTGTTCCCGATCGCATCGGCGACGAGATCGAGCCCGGCGCGTTCAAGGGGCTGAAGCTTCCGCTCCCAATGCTGTTTTCCCACGACATGGCCGACCCGGTCGGGACATGGGATGCGGCGTCCGAGAAGTCCGACGGCCTCCACATCACCGGCAAGCTGCTCGTCGGCGCTGTCGCCCGCGCCCGTGAGGTTCATGCCCTCGTCAAGGCCGGAGCCATCAAGGGCGTCTCGATCGGATTCATCACCAGAAAGGCAGTGTCCCGCCCCGGCGGCGGCCGCCTGATCAAGATGCTCGAACTGTTCGAGGTGAGCCTCGTCACAGTCGGCATGCACCCCGGCGCGCGCGTCACCAGCGCGAAGTCGGCACTCCAGGCCCTTGCGATCGCAGAGGCCATCAACCGCGCGACGGCCGCGCTCACCAGAGGAACCGCACGATGACGAAGCACGTCACCAAAGAGGCGCTGCTCGCCAGCGCTGCCATCTTCGAACGCAAGGGCGACGACGACGATCCGGTCGCGCTGGTCACCAAGTCGCTCACCGACCTGCAGAAGATGGTCGACGACCGGCTGAAGGCGATCGAGGGCGGCGCGGAACTGAAGGCGCTGATGGACCGGCTCGCCGAGCTGGAAAAGAAGGCCAATCGTCCGGGCGGCAAGACGGACGGCAAGGAAGCGGAGGAGATCGAGCGCAAGGCACTGTCCTCGCTGCTGCGCGGCGGCACGTCGACCGCCATTCAGGACGCAGGCGGCATCTTCGAAGCCAAGGGCGCGTCCAGCGACAATGATCCGGCCGGCGGCTATTTCGTGCTGCCGACGATCGATCTGACCATCCGCACCCTGATCACTGACCTGTCGCCGCTGCGCGGCCTGGCCGAAGTCGTGACCATCTCGACCGATCGCTACGAGCGCTTCTACAGCAAGGGCGCACGCGGTGCTGTGTGGGTATCCGAGCGCGAGGATCGCCCGGAAGACACGGCCCGGCCGGAACTGATCAAGCACAGCTACGGCGTCAAGGAACTCTACGCCGCCCCGACCGCGACCCGCCATCTGCTCGACGACGCGGCAACGGACATCGCGTCGTGGCTGATCAATGACGCCACGCACGACTTCGCGGAGACCGAAGGCGAGGCCTTCCTGCGGGGCGACGGCATCGACGGCAAGCCGACCGGCCTGCTGACCTACCCGACGCTCGCCACGAAGGACTTCACCCGCGCCTGGGGCAACTACCAGCACGTCCCGGCAGGCCATGCATCGGCACCGACCGACGCCAACCTGACGGCCTCGCTCATCAAGCTCGTGGCGACGCTCCGCAAGCCCTACAAGCCGAATGCCAAGTTCGTCATGAACAGCAACACGGCGGTTCGCCTGCGCACCATTGTCGATGGCAATGGCCGCTTCCTCTGGGCACCCACCGGCAATCTCATCGACGGTATCGAGCACCCGCTGCTCGGCTACAGCGTCGAGATCGACGAGGGCATGCCGGACATTGGCGCTGACACCTACCCGATCGCCTTTGGCGACTTCCGGCAGGGCTACGTCATCGTCGATCGCCAGGGCGTCCGCATCAACCGCGACGAACTCACCAAGAAGGGTTGGGTCGTGTTCGACGTCTACAAGCGCGTCGGCGGCGGTGCAGGCGACTTCAACGCCATCAAGTTCCTCAAGATCGCGACTGCGTAAGGAGATCCACGATGCGCAAGGACAGCTATTCCAACGTGTTCGCCGTGGCCTCTCTGGCCCCGGCCGTGCAGGCGGCGACCCTGAAAGGCTCGACCGTCGATACGAAGGGCTTTGCCACCGCCCTGATGATCGTCAACACCGGCGCGATTGTCGGCGCCGGCGACTATGTCGTGACCATGCAGCACAGCGACACCACGACCGATGGCGATTTCACCGACGTGCCGGCCGCAGATCGCATCGGCTCACTGCCGGCAACGCTCATCGCCAGCACGGTCTACCGACAGGCCTATATCGGCAAGGAGCGCTATGTCCGGGCCGTGATCACCAAGACGGGTGGCACCAGCATCGCTGCCGGCGCAGTCTTCGTGCTCGGCACCCCGCATCTGGCACCGGTGGCCTGATCATGCCGTCCCGCGCTCCCCGAGTGTGCGGCCATTGTGGGGGCGTTCACCAGACCGGTGAGCGCTGCCCGAAGGCAATCGCGCTCGACGGGGCGCGCAAGGCCCGGCACGACGCCAAGAGGCCCAGCGCCCGCGCACGTGGCTATGACGGCGAATGGGAGAAGGCTCGCGCCGACTTCCTCGCCGTTTACCCCTCATGCCGGCACTGTGGCCAGAAGGCTGCCCTCGTCGATCACATCGTATCGATCCGCCTCGCACCCCATCGCCGGCTGGACCGGACCAACTTCCAAGCACTGTGCACGCCTTGTCATTCCGGATGGAAGCAGGCGCGAGAGAAAGGAATGCACAAATGAGCCGCCTCTTCGTAACCGCAGGCACGAAGGTTTCCATCGGCCCGGCAAAGGAGTTCACCGGGACCGACCTCGTCGCCGCCGATTTCACCACTGGCACGCCGACATGGACCCGCATCACGGGCACTACGAACATCGGTGGCGCTGGAGATACAGCCGAGCTGGTCACCTCTACACAGATCGACCCTGGGACGCTCCAGTCGCGCGTGCGCAAGGGCAAGGGTGCACGCAACGCCGGATCGATGGCGATCGTCGCCGACCTCAATCCTACCGACCCCGGCCAGCTTGCCCTCGTCGCAGCCGAGAAGGAGAGCACGTCCTACATGATCAAGGTCGAGTTCACCGACGCACCGACAGGCGGCACACCGTCCATCCGCTACTTCCTCGCCTTCGTCATGTCGGCAGGTGAGCAGTGGGACGAGGCCAACAGCGCCATGAAGTTCAACGCCACGCTGGAGATCGACAGCAACATCGTCCGCGTAGCAGCGGCAGAGGCGTGATGACCCAGCACCCGGGGGTGGTCGTCGACTTTCGGCCATCCCAAGGGACCGGCGCGCATCCCTTCGCGCGTGATTTGCAACAGGAATGCTGACCTATGGCACTCGATCTGGCAGGCCTGAAGGCTCAAACCAACGTCACCGGCACGGAAGATGAAGCCGTCCTGACGCGCCTCCTGGCGGCCGCCCAGGGGCATGTTGAGCGGCAGCTTGGCTACCTGCTAACCGACACCGCGAAGCTGCCAAACGGGGCCCCTGCTGATCTGGAGCATGCCGTCTATATGACGGCGGCCCACTGGTATGAGAACCGAGAGGCAACGCTTGTGGGCGTCACGGCGCAGCCCTTGCCCTTCGGCGTGCCGGAGATCATCGCCGAGCATCGCGAATACACCTTCGGCCTACCCAACGAGGGTGCCAGCGATGTCTGATGATGGCGGCCTTGCTCGTCTCCAGCGCCGAATAGAGGCCATTCCCAGCGCGATCCGGAAGGCTGTCGAGCCTGCCGTGGCTAAGTCCGCGAACGAACTGGCGGCCGTCATGAAGACGATGGCGCCGAAAGACGACGGCGATCTGGTCAAGAGCATCAAGGTCGAGGACGGATATCACGCGCTTTCGAAGGCTGTCGTGGCCGGCGGCGAGTTGACGACGCGGCCTGTCAGGGAAGGTGCCGACGCCTCCTACGACTACGCCTTCGCGCAGGAACTCGGCACGACCGAGATGCAGGCCAACCCGTTCTTCTACCCAGCCAAACGGCTGATGGATAAGCGCATCAAGAGCCGCCTGAAGCGCGCCGCCGCGAAGGCCGTGCGAGACAATTGGGGCAAGTCATGAGCGCCGATCTCGCCGTCCAGAAGGCTGTCCGCGCCCGGCTCGTCGCCTCGTCGGCGGTGACCGCGCTCGTCCCGGCCGCGTCGATCCTCGATCGCCACGCACGCCCGGCACCCGACCCGTCCATCATCATCGGCGAGGGCATGGCGGTCGACGAGAACCGCATCGCCCGCAACGTTCAGCGGGTCTATCTCGACCTGCACGTCTGGAAGAAGGAGCCGGGGCTGGTCGGCGTGAAGGCCATAACCGGGGCGATCCGGGCGGCGATCAAACTGGACAGATTTGTCCAGTTGGACGGCTATCGCTTCGCCGACTGCTACGTCTCCAGCGCTCGTTACCTCCGTGACCCGGACGGCGAGACCAGCCATGCCGTCGTCACCGTCGAAGCCCTTGTGTCCGAGGTGGCCTGATGCGCGCAGGGAAGCTCGACCGCACGATTGAAATCCAGACCTACGGGGCGACCGGCGTCGACGACTATGGCACCCCCACCGAGGGCTGGACCGCCTTCGCCAAGATGCGCGCGCAGATCGTGCAGGCCAGCACCGACGAGTTCTTGGCCGCGTTCGGCGAGACGGACAAGACTGCCATCATCTTCCGCATCCGCTGGCTGGCCGGCGTCACCACATCGCATCGTGTCGTCTACGGCGGGAAGAACCTCAACATCCGCGAGACCAAGGAACTGGGCCGAAGGCAAGGGCTGGAGTTGCGCTGCGAAGAGGTGCGGACGTGAAGGAAGATGCGCGCAAATTTGCTCACATCCCCGACCCGCTCGGCTACGGGCAACGCGCGGTCGACTTCCTGTGCAGTCTGAAGCATCCGAAGTCGCGGCTACCGAACAAGGCGTTCCAGCTCGATCCGTGGCAGGAGGACATCGTTCGCCGCATCTATGGGCCATGCGACGAGCACGGCAACCGCATCGTGCAGAGCGTCGTCATCCTCGTGCCGCGCGGCAATCGCAAGACCAGCCTGGCCGCTGCGCTTACGCTCCTGCATGCCCACGGCCCTGAGGCTGTTCCCGGTGGCGAGGTGCTGTTCGCGGCGGTGGACAAGAAGCAGGCCAAGCTCGGGCTCACAGAAGCGACGGGCATCATCCAGGCGACGTGGGGCGATATCTGGCGCAAGGGACAGGCTGCGCGGCTGGGTGACGCTGCCAGTGGCATCCGTGACCAGTCCTATAAGAACCGGGTTCTGTTCCCGAATGACAGCTTCCTCGAGGCGCTTTCGAACGACGCCGGCAGCCAGCACGGCCGCACGCCGGTGTTCGCGCTCTGCGATGAGATCCATGCATGGAAGAAGCGCGACCTCTGGGATGTGGTCGATACCGGCCTGACGAAGGTCGATAACTCGCTGCGCGTGACAATCACAACAGCCGGGCGCGGAAGGGAAAACCTGGCATTCGAGGTGATCGACTACGCCCGCAAGGTGGCGAGCGGGGAGATCGACGATCCGTCCACCATCGCCTTCCTTTACGAGACGCCGGCCGACGCCGACTGGACCGACGAGGCGGTGTGGCGGGCGGTCAACCCGGGTCTCGCCCATGGTTATCCGTCGCTGACCGGCATGCGCAACAAGGTTCGAGTGGCGAAGCACAAGCCGGCGGCCCGCGATGCTTTCCGCCAGCTCCACCTCAACGAATGGCTGGGCTACAGCTCCGCCCCGTTCCTGGCGATGACCGCATATGACGCCTGCAAGGGCAACATTGATCTGGACGACCTGGCCTCTATGCAAGAGCCGGTATGGGTGGGCGTCGATCTCTCGACCAATCTCGACCTCACCGCGATCGTCATGGCTTGGGGCAACCCGGACGATGGTTTCAGCGTGCATGCCCATTTCTTCGGACCTGAGACTAAAGCGGGCGAACGGGACGCCGACGACGTGCCCTACACCCACTGGGCAGAGGATGGCTTGATCACCCTCACCGACGGCGCCGTGATCGACCATCGCCAAGTGCAGGACTATGTCGAGGAGCTGTGCGCCACGTATCGCGTCGAGGAAATCGCCTTCGACCCCAAGGGCGCGGCAGTGATGATCGCCAACCTGCTGGAGAAGGGTATCCCGGCTGTCGAGTTTCCGCAGGGCGCGCAAGGCATGATGGCCCCGGCGATCAAGGAACTGGAACGCGCGGTCATCGGCGGCAAGTTCCGGCATGACGGCAACCCGATCCTGCGCTGGCATTTCGACAACATCGCCGTCGGCCGCGATCGGCACGACAACATCTATTTTCACAAGTCGAAATCGAAGGACCGCATCGACGGCGCGGTTGCCTGCGCCATGGCGATCGGCCGTTGTGCTGCTGCGAACACAGGCCGGAGTTCCTACGACGACGCCGACGAGGACGTGGAGGGCTGGGCCTATGCGTGATGGTTTTGAGTTTTCCCCAAAACTGGGGAAAAGGGAGGAGACCCATGGCCGGTAAATCGGACGACGAACGCTTGCTGATTCTGGTCGAGGCCAGGATCACCGATCTCGAAAAGAACATGCGGAAGGCCAGCGCCACGACCGGGCGCGAATATGGAAAGATGCGGCGCGACAGCAAGAGCGCGATGACGGCGATGGAGCAGGACGCCATCCGCTCGACGACCCGCATCAACGCGGCGCTGGCGGCCACGTCCACCAAGATCGGGGCGGTCGGGAAGGCTGCGATGCTGGGCGCTGCCACCGGGCTTGGCGCTGGCCTCATTGCAGCTCTGGCACCTATCGCGCTGTTCAGCAAAGCGCTGGAGGTGGTGAACGACGCCTCGCACCTCGTCGATACCGCGGCGAAAATCGGCATCACGACCGACGCGCTTCAGGCGCTGTCCTTCGGCTTCTCTCAAGCCGGTGTCGACGCCAGCACGTTTGAAACCGGGATGACGCAATTCAGCAAGCGCATCGGCGAGGCTGCCATCCACGGCGGCAGGCTGGCAGACATCCTAAAGGCCAACGGTGTCGCGATGCGGGACGCCAACGGTCAGATCCGCAAATCCGAGGATCTGCTCCCGGAATACGCGGACCTGATCAAGAATGCCCGGACCGAACAGGAAAAAATGCTGCTCGTCACGGAAGCCTTCGGGCGCGGTGGCGGCGACATGCTCAACGGCCTCAATCAGGGCGCGCAAGGCATTGCCAACATGGGCAAGGAGGCCAGGGAATCTGGTCTCATCATTGACAAGGATCTGCTCGAGCGCGCCGAGGCGATGGGCGACCGCTGGGAGAAGGCGTGGTCCCGGTTTAAGACCGCGTCGAACAACGCAATCCTGACTGCCATGGCCAATATGGATCAGCTCAACCAGATGCTCATCACGCATGAGAAGCTGAAGAACGCTGCCAGTGCTGGAGACTTGGCCGGTTCCCTTGTCGGGAAGCCCGGCGACGTGTTGACGCCCGGGACACGCGATCGGCCGACAGGCGCAGACGCCGCATTGGCGGACCGCATAGGCGGCGCTCTTTCAACATCGTTGGACGCGGCTGACCAGAAGCTGATTGAGGAACTGCAGAAGCGCTACGACGCGGTGACGAAAAAGCCGAAGGTCGATCCGACGATCGTTCCTGGTGATGGTGACGACAAGGGCGGCGGTCGCGCGAAGACCGTCAAGGCTGCTGTTGCAGAACTCGACGCGGTCACCAAGCTCATCGATCAGTTGCGGATCGAGCGCGCCGAGATCGGCATGACTGATGTTGAGCGGGCGAAATCCCAAGCGCTACGCCAGGCCGGAGCCGATGCGACGAAGGGCGAGCGCGACGAGATCGAGTTTCTTATCGATGCCATCTATCGCGAGAACGACGCGCTGGAGCAGCTGAAAGAGCGGCAGGAGGCCTTCGCCCAGGCCGGTGAATATGCGTTCGGCATGGTGGGGGATGCGATCACCGGCATCATTGACAAGTCGGTGTCAGCCGAAGACGCGCTGAAGAAGCTCGTCGTGCAGCTTGCGCTCGCCGCCATTCAAGGCGCGCTGCTCGGCAGCGGTCCCTTCGGAGGGCTGTTCAAGAGTTCCGGTGGTGGCGGCGACCCATGGGCAGGCATGCGCCGCTCAAGCGCCTTGGCGCCGTCGGCTCTGCCGGCCCTTCCTCTGGCTGCTGCAAACCGCTCGTCGCCAGCAGCGAACGGCAACGCGCCGACGATCATCATCCACCACTCGCCAAGCTACCAGGCGGACAACGCCAGTGCTGAAGCCGTCGCCAAGCTGGCAGACATGCGCAATCGGGACCAAGCGGAACTCCCGGCCAACGTCCTGAAGATCATTCAAAAGCTGCGGGCGGGGAGAATGATCTGATGTCTCTCACCTATCCTCTGGACATCCTCGCCGCGTTCCCTGGCTGGGTGACCGAGTTCGAACTGATGTGGCGGCAGGAGCAATCTCGCCAGGCTAACGGCCGGACGATCGTCAAAGACTTCGGCTCCCCTCTGTGGAAGCTGACGGCCGTCGCCAGTTCATTGACGATCAATCAGCTTGACCATTGGCGCGCGCGGCTCGACGCCCTGGAGGGCGGGCAAAAGACCTTCCTCGGATATGCGAAGTCACGGACACGCCCGATTGCCCACCTCGGCACATCCATCCTGCCCGCCGGCGTTCTGCACACAATCAACGCCAATCGGAAGGCGATCCGCGTCTCCGGTCTCCCAGGCATCACGCTGTCGGTCGGCGACATGATCTCCATCAACGGGCGCGACGTGCACCGCGTGATGGAGGCGGCTGCCGCTGTCGCAGGCCTGACGCCGCTGTTTGAAATCCGCCCGCATCTCTGGAGCGATGTTTTCACCGGCGTCCCCGTCACCATTGATCGTCCCTCCTGTCCAATGGTGATCATGCCGGGGTCGATCACGTCATCAGCGGATCCGCAGAATGGACGCGGCACCGTCACTTTCCAAGCGATCGAGGCGAGGGAATAGATGGACAGCACCAGCCCCGCCGAGAGACGCCTTGCAGAGCAGCTTGCTGCGGCGCTCACCCAGATCCTGACATCGCACCGCCCGCCTGCGATCCCGGAAGCTGGCCGGCTGATCTGGACGTTCTTCTGCGACCTATCGGAAAGCCGCACCCGTGGGATGCACGGCCCCGACTATCTGACCGACGCTGGGATTGAAGCCTGGGCGCGCCTGCACCGCTGGCCGATCGAACCGCGTCACGTCCGGCTGATCAGGGCTCTGGACCGGGCATGGATGAAACACGCGGGCGTCGCAGGTCACGCGCCGGCATCGTCGGACCCCATAACACCGGGCGCATTTGACGCGATATTCTCATGAGCAAGAAGAAGAACATCAAAGCTCGGAGCGAGAAGGAGCGGCAGTATTTTGGCGGCTGGCGCGACCATCGCTATGGCGCGCGCGATTGTGCCCCCATCACGCTTGCAGGATCATCGTCATCGCGAAAGATATTCCGAGGCGAGCAACGGGAGACAGTCATCAACCGCGTCATGGACGTGATGAGGGACTGGCGACAGTCACCCTTTGAGCACGAAGGGGCCACCACGGCAGCGTTGCGATCGTCGCTTTGTCTGGGTGGGCATGGGTTCAGCCTGTCAGAGGCCGAGGCTATGGATATCGTGGCCACCTGTCTTCGACGTCTAGGAGCAGTGCGGCCTACCTGGGAACAGGGCCAACGGCACTATGCCGAGCCACGCGAAAACTGCCGCTGGTGCTATACCTTGCTCGATTCCAGCACTCTGGCTGCGGGCTTCTGTTCGGAAGAGCACGCGCGGTTCGCCCGGGAGCATTGGGGTTTCCAAACCAGTAGGCGGTCGGATGCCGCATTTGCCGCCGTGGAGCGTGCGCTCTGGCGGTTTCGGCAGGCTCCCCGCAAGTGCAGCCAATGTGACAAGCAGTTTCGGCCGGTTTCGGAGAACTCGGTGCAGAAATTTTGCTCCGATGAATGCAGGGACGCATCGCGACGGATCGAGATTGCCGAAGTCGCGTGTGAATACTGTTCGACAATCTTTCGGCCATCGCGCAGCGCCGCTGTCGGACGCTATTGCTCTCGAAAATGCGTCTATGAAAGCCGGAGCAACCAAAGTGTCGAGACGACGTGCATGTGCTGCGGACAGCCGTTCGTCGCTAAGGGCAAGAAGGCCATGTATTGCTCGGATGCCTGCCACGGCGTCGTTAGCGATTTCAAACGCGGCAGGGTGCGTAAAGCAATCAGCCCGCCCGTCTTCGATTACGTGTTCAGGATGGCGGCTTAGGCCGTAGGGCGCAATTCTTCGAGGGCTTTCCGTATCGCCACAGCGGGGAGATTGTAGCTCTCGCCGCTGTCGCTGAGCTGAGCGGCAAACGCTTCAGCGCGGTTGCCGTCGGCCTCACGAAGTGCACGACACGCCGATAGTAGGGCTTCCTGAAAGCCGTTCATAACGACCTGAACCTGAGACATGTCGACAGTTACTTCGTGGTTGGGCATAGCTGGTCTCCCGCCTGTTCGCGGGAACATGCCGCAATTGCGGTATCCTCGCAAGCCGTCAGGGCGCTGGCTTGGTGAACCTCTCGGCAAAGAATTTGGCCTGTGCTTCCGTCGCCTTCCTGATAGCGGCCAGGTGCGCGACGATCGCGCCGAAGCAGTAGAGCATGGCGCCGGATACGACGAGCCCGCCGCCAATGCCAAGGGCGTAGACCATGCCCAACGGATTGCCGCGGCCGTCCACTATCACCATCATCAGGAAGAAAAATGCACCGAGTCCGGCAGTGATGCCGCCGAGCCACATGATGATCAGATGCAT